TTTATTTATCTGGCAGAACCAGATATATCATAGATAAACTTTCCTGTGCGGATAGCTTCCATGATTTCATCAGAACGCTTCTCATATTCTTGAGGAGACATTTTCTGAACTTGAGATTCACGTAAATATGTAGATGCCTCATCTTCTTGTGGCTTACTACGTGTGTTACGTGTTTCAACTGATTTCGCTGCATCTTTGCCATTAGAGGCTTTCTTTGCAGTAATACCTTTGTCAGCTTTATACAGGTCAATTGCTCGTGCAGCAGACTTTGCGTCATTATCATTGTCATACAATGCGTCCTGTACCCACTTAGGCTGTTCTTCAGCCCACTCATGAAACTCATCACTGTCACGAATTTCATCAAAGTCAGGATGTAAACGCATAAGTTCTGCTTCAGCTTTTTCTTTCTTTGCAGACAACTGCATATCGTCAATTGCTTTAATTCGTTCTTCAAGAGCAGATGATTGCTCTTTAGCTTTCTTGATTGCAATTGTTTCAACTATAGCTGCTACGTCAGGATAATCTTTTGCCCATGATTCAAGGTCTTCATCAGACTTGGGCAATTTCATTTCTTTACGTGCGGCACTTTCTAGTTGTTTTTTGAGTTCATCAAGTTGAGTTTGAAACTCTTGTTCTTTTTCCTGCATGTGTCTGCGCAGGTCACCATAACGCTTTTTAAATGTCTTTTCTTCTGCGTTATTTGGTTCAGCTTCTTCTGGTTCGGCAGATTGTTCTACTTCACCTTTTTGTTCTTTGAGCATCTGCTCAAGTTCTTCTTCTTCCATTTTGCGTTTTTCTTCATTAGTATATTTACGATTTGCAAACGCTACTTTTTTTGGTGGCTGCATTTCTTCAGCCATAATTGTTTCAGACATATTGTCTTTCTCCATACTGGGGCCAACCGTTGCCACCTTCGGGGTGGGGGGATTAGGGTAGCCAGTTAATGCGGTCTATTTATTTCTTAGAAGCTAGACCACCACGCTTCATCTGTTTTGGTTTAGGTTTTTTATTTGCTAAACCGCCTTTATTAAAAGAACCGGGACCGCCTTGTTTTGAGCCAGCAGTGCTTCCTACTCCAGCACCCATTCCGCTTCCACTATACCCACCTTTTTCTGATGCAGGACCACCCCCACCAAAGTCACGGGAATCACGTGCGGCACTTGGACTATCTTCTCCTCTTCCTAAAGATACACCTGTTGGTGTTTTGGCTTTGCCACCGCCAGTAACAGGGCTAAATGCTTCATCGTCATCTGCTGCTACCATTGCTTCTGCTTCTTTTATGGCATTATTAATAACAGCATCCCATTTACCTGTTTTTTGTGCTTCTTTTACTGAAAGTTTATTTGCTAAATTTTTAGCTTGTTCAGTCGCCCATGCGTCATTTAAATCCTCATTAGTTGCACCTACAGATTTAAAGTCATTTACTTTTTCAATAATATTACGCACTTCTTTTGCTGTTGCACCCGTTAAGTTATTTCTTATTTCGTTATATACAGAAGAAGGAATTGAAACTTTAGAACCAGTGTTTCTGTCAACAATAGTAGCAGAAGTTCCTTCAGGAAGACTCATAGGTTCTTTACCTAGTAAACTTCTTCCTAAACCCATAAGACCCATGTTTGTTAATGCACCCATAGTAAAGTCATCAAACATTAAACCATAAGTTGTTCCACCTTGAATTAAACCATTTTTAGATGTGCCGCCTAATGAAATAGTTGCACCGCCATATTTTGAATCTGCACCATCTCTACCACCACGGTCTGTTACACGTGTTGTTTTAGTTGTTACAGCAGTAGGTGCTTGTTCTTCAACTTTAGCAGCTTCTTCTTTTAAGGTAAATCCTTCTGGAATAGGATAAATAGGTTGCCCATTAACAAATGGAATTACTCTTTCTTCTCCTGCAGCATTGACATATGTTTTCATTTCGTCATACTGTCCAGTTGTAGTAGGAAGAAGTTGTTTAAAGGTTGGACCTGTATACGTTGGAGCAGTATATGTAGGTGCAGTAAACTGCTGTGGTGCTTGTACAGGTTGTGGTTGAAATACAGGTTGTGTTGTAGGTTGCTGTGTGTAATTACTAAATAAAGAAGGTTGTGTAGGAAGAGGGGTTGGCTGCATTACTGTTGTACCATACCCTGCTTGTGGTTGTACAAAACCACCAACAGCCATATTATACTCGTCTTCTTCTTCAATGTCAAGGTCTTCTAAATCAAAAGGAATGTCATCAGGCAGTGTGGCTTCTTCGCTGTTACCCATCTGCCCCATGTCTTCCATTATTTGCAAACCTGACTTAGCACGTTGACGCATTTCCATTAATTTTTCTAAACCATAAAAACGAACTACGTCTGCAGGAAAAACAAATTCACCTTCGCTTAATTGTGCAGGAATATCATCACGAACTTCTTCACGTAATGAACCCGTAGGAACTTCATTACCCGACTCTTCATCAACCATGCCACCTTCATCAAGAAGGCCACCATCTTCAAAGAAGTCCATTTGTTCTTCCATTTGTTTAGCCATTTACTGCATCCCTTAATTTTTGTAGACTACGTAAAACTGCAATAGCACCTTGAGCACGATGCATTAGTATTGTATTATCACCTTGTTCTAGCGTTCTATGTTGTTGTTCGATTAACGCATCAAGATAATTACTGAAGTGTTCCCACTGCTTGCTGTTGCTGACCAGCGGCTTCAGTTTGCTGTATATTTCCTTGTCCATTTGCACTAAATCCTTGTTCACCCGGTATTGGTGTTTGTCCTACGCCCACTGTTCCACCACCTGCACCTGTTGGGTCCATTGCATCTGCACCTGCTGGTGCTTGTTGTTGTCCTTGTGGAGCGTTTTGTTCCTGCATACTTTTCAAGATTTCAGCTTGAATAGCAGCATCACTCATGTTGTTAGTAACTTTGTCGGGGTCAAGGTCCATTGCCTTTGCAATCTCACGAATAATGTAAGGGAACTTTGCAAAGGGTGCAAGTGCTGGATTAGCGGCAACTTGCAAGAACTGCATAAGCCGTTGACTACGCACTTCGTTAGCCATAAGACTTTCAGTTCCTCTTGCTCTGACTTCCAAATCACCTTTAATGTCTGGGTCAAAGTCAAACTGCATATTAAATCTAAACAAACCTTCTCCTAATGGCTTAAGGAGATAGTCATCAACATTTTTAATAACTGTTTTAATCGAACCTGCAGCAGCACCCATAAGCATTGAAATACCACTAGCAGTACGCCCTACACCTTGAATGCCCGTTTGCCCATGTGCAAAGGATGGAAAGCCTGTGCTTTCATCAGCAAGTACACGAGCCTTGTCAAACATCATCATGTTTTCACTAGACACGTTAGGATACTTTGTACCAAAAATAGCTTGTCCCGGTGCGCCGCCTTGCCTACGAAATACTTTGCCCGGATATACAGATAAGTCCTGACCCGGTACTAAGTTTGTTTCATCAATCTCAATAAGCAAGTTACCAGATAATACAGCATTATCAACAGCCATACGCATAAAGCCATTCATAAGTGTCTGCGTATCGTCCATATTTTCAGCAATACCAATGCCAAAGAATGAATATGGATTCAATTCATATGGAGCAGCATGATAAGGAATACGTGCTGGCTTAAAGGGATTTAATACCATACGAATTAAACGGTCATTACAAATCCATACATTAGCTTGTAATTCATCATAGTCTTCCATTTCTTTTGGAATAGCTACGCCTTGTTCTTTAAGCATAGAAACATCAACCATGCCCCAATACTCAAGCACCTCAAAACGGTCGATGCCATGTTCTGGTGCATAGTCTTCTAAATCATCTTCCCAATACTTCTTATTATAATTTTCTCCCATAATAATAACTTGGTCAATTACTTTGCTACGGAAGTAAGGTCGTCTTTTTAAATTACGTAATTGTGAACGTGACATCTTATGACGTTCAATTACAAACTGTGCTTCATCCATATTGTTTGCATCTGGGTCTGGATAAAAATTCCAGACAGATACATGAGAAATTTGTGGAACAGTTTTAATTACTGGATTGTATTCACCAGCATCATCCCAATTAGGATATTCTTTATCAACAGCAAATGGACCTTTCATAACGCCAGTACCAAACAATGCCATTTCAAATGCAGTGCTACGCAAATATTTATTGGCACTTGATTCTTCTAACTGGTCATGAATTTTTTGCTGCATCCTTTTAGCAGCAACCATTGCTGGACTAAATGTAACTGCGGTAGGTGTAGTACCCGGACCTTTTTGCAGCTTGTCTTCAACAGGACGAAGTTTATTTGCAAGTGACCCAAGACGCTCTATTAATGTTTTAGCAGTTGCCCCAGCAGGTAATTCTTGTCCATCACCTTTGTAACCATAAGGGTTTTGCATTTCTTGCATAGCTTGGTCTGGTGCTTGCGGGTCAAAATGTACATCACCTTCTACACCTTCTGGTAATTCTGTAGGTTCAATAGAAAGGGGAAATTTATTGTTAGCAAATAAAACATCTACAATCTGACCATACGCAGCAAGTGTTTTTGTTTTTGTAACTTTAATAAAAACACGAGACTTTTCAGCTTCTGTAAACTGTACATCTGGACCATACAGACCACGATAGTTACGATATGCTTTTAACCAACGCTCTTCATCTTGGTAGCGATAGTCTTCTGCACGTCTGTATTTTTCAAGAATGATTGGTACAATCTTAGATACTTCTACATCAGTTTCTACAGCATTATCTGTATCCTCTAATGAGATAGCATCGTCTTCAATCATTATATCATCATCTGCCATTTGCTAATCCTTAGTATCCAAATGTTGAATCTGCTACTCGCATTCCGCCGCCCGGTCTTCCCATGGGGTCATAATCAAATATACTAAACCTTGGTCTTGACATTATACCATATCTTAGCGCATCATACAAGTGGTCTTCTGAATGCGTATCAATATCTTCTGGATTCTTTTTGTCAATGGGCAAGGACGGTAACTGTGAGACAATGTTCGTGCAATTATTAAAGAAGACAAGTCTTGGTTCCTCTGTGTATTCATCTACCTGTAGTCTACGGTGTATTTCATTTTTACCTGCTACACGGCTACCTTTACTTCTATCTGAGGGTCTCCAACGACATCCTCTTTGAATCATTTGTTCAGCAAGGCTAGGACCAGTATCCCCACGCTTATGCCAAAGAGAAGAATCAAGAACCCCGTACTTGATGTTGCCATCTGCTGCCTCCAAATCTAATATTATTTCAGCCAAGTCTGTTGCAAGTATCTTTGATACGTAAAGTTCTCTGTAGACGATAAGTTGTTCTGAAGGTGCGACTGCAAACCAAAGTACGCCAGAAAAAGACCCGTAGCCATAATCACAAGCCCTAAACTTAACCCAGTTACTAGGGATGTGAAAAGGTTCAATAACATGAATATCACGATTGAACTCAGTAAAGGCTGCTCCTTCTTTAATGTCCCAATCTCCTTCCAGAAGCTGCCTACGCTGTTGCTCTGGTAGGGAGAGAAGCATGGCTTCGTAATCACCGCCCGAAGAGAGGTATGGGTTATCAGATAGTCTTGCAGGGATAAAGCGTCTTTTAAATAAAGACTTTCCAGCTTTTTCATGTCCAGCTGGGTATCGTAACACCTCTCCTGTTTCAATGTCTGTCGCATCGAATGCCTTTCCATATGGGGCAGGGTCAATGAACATTTTCTTGACCCAATGATGTCCCCGTCCACCGGGGTTAGTTGTTGCCCTCATAAAGATTGGCAAGTCTGGTGCAGTGGACCTTAGACGACTTCGCATGTAATTCCATGCGTAGGGTGTGGACCACTGTGTTAATTCGTCAAACCCTATCCAGCTAAATGCCAGACCCTGATAACGCAAGACATCTTCATCTCTATCCAGATAAGACATCCACAACCTTGCGCCAGATGGTGCAGTCCACTGCATCTTTCGTTCTGACCACTTAATACCGGGCCAGATTTTTGGGTACAACTCCTGCGATTTAAATATAAGTTCTCGCAGTTCTTCAGTTGTATGTCGTAACATCAATCCACTAAACTGTGGATGCCCCATATATCGAAGTGGGTCAGCAAGCATGGCGTATGACTTACCGCCCCCTGCACTGCCACCATAAAGAACTTCACGTTCCGATGAGGCAAGAAATTCTGTCTGTGGTCCGGGGTTAGGCTTGAAGAGTATATTTGCTGTCTCTTCAATTTTAGCAGTTTCATACTGCTGTGTTTCATATGAAACTTCTTGTATATTAACCGCTGGCTTTTGCGCCTGTTCTTTCTTCTTTGAGGGCTTCCGCTTTGGCGATTGCCTTTTTCGCATACTCTGCCCATTTAACGAGGCTTGCAGCTTGGTTCTTACGCTGTCGTTCATGACTCAACCGTTTCCTTAATCCCACATGCGATATATATCTGCCGCTATTTTTACTTAACCAGTTTGCTACTTCACGATAAGAATACTGATTAACGTGTTGTCTTGCCTTTTCAAGTAAGTCAAGTTCTAGTTTAATGGGGTCAAGAAGGTCAGGGTCTTCTTCATTTAACTTGTAACCAAATGGTACAGTCCGTGCTATGCGTGGTATCTGTACCCATTCGTTTTCTTCTTTAATATCTGTCGGCTGTGGAAGTTTCCATTTGCCTATACTTCTACTCATCGTCTTCTTCTGCTACAGCTTTAGGTGGCATAAGCATAACACCGCCACTTGTTTTGACTTCCATCTTTTCTGTTTTTACCAAACCTACACGGTCAAGCAGTTCTTTAGCAGCAGCCATCTTATCACGAATACCCAGTTCAGTTGGGTCGTACAGCGCACCTGTCATAGCAAGTGCAGCTTTTGGCGCATTACGTGCCATGTACATTTGAGTGGCTTCAAGAATTTCTTCTTTTAAACCTTTTACAATAGATGTAGTAGGTGTACCGTCAGAATAGCCAGCAAGTTTCTTAGCGGCAACCATGTCACCACCTGCTTCGTCAAACAGTACATCTAAAAACTTCTGTTGCTTTTCGTTTAACTCTCTAGCCATTTACTTACCCTTTTTCAAGCAAGCCTTTGCCTTCTTGCATTTAGCAGGTGTCTTACAACCTTTACATAGTTTCATTGCATTTCTCCTGAATACATTGCGTGTGCTAATTTTGTACTACGTGATTTTACCTGACTTGCCCACCTGCTGTCAAGCATTTCTTTTGATGCAACTGTAAAATTATTATCGTGTATAGCAGCCCACATCTTTTTAAACTTACACAGACGAGGCACACCCATATTAAATGCCATGTCCATGAGTACAAGTTGACGTACAGCGTCTAATCCTGCGATGCAAGGATGGG